TACATACACTGTAAATACTACAGACCTTGGTCCAATCCCCAGCAGACAAAGTCTCAGCGAAGCGTTGCAACCCAATATGGCCAACGGCGATCAAGGTGGAGATTTGGAACCAAATCCATATCCACCAACACAACCAGGACAGAGATCAAGCTAACATGGCACAAATGTTTTTTTTCGACGAACAGATACGCAGATACCTGCTACAGTTCACACGCATGATCAGTTTGTTTGAAATTGAGTACGGACGCAATGAACAAGGCACTAGAGACCTGATTCGTGTGCCTGTACGCTATGGTGATGCAACACGGCAAGCACAAACCATCATACAGCAGAACTCAGCAAACTCATTGCCAAGCACACCACTCATGACATTTTACATTGCAAGTCTAGACTATGATCGTCCAAGGATGCAAGAGCCTTATCATGTGAACAAGATGCAGGTGCGTCAACGCACATATGATCAAGCCACAGACACATACGAAACCACACAAGGCAATGCATTTACTATCGAAAGACTGATGCCTGTTCCATACAAAATGACCATTAACTTGGACATATGGACATCAAACACCAATCAAAAAATGCAGTTGTTTGAACAAATTGCCACGCTGTTCAATCCAGCATTGGAAATACAAAGCTCTGACAACTATATTGACTGGACTTCATTGAGTGTGGTAGAGCTAGAGCGTGTGCAATGGTCATCAAGACAGATACCACAGGGTACAGAGAATCCCATTGACATCATGACACTGACATTTAACATTCCAATTTGGATTTCGTCTCCGGCCAAAGTTAAAAAATTGGGTGTGGTGGAACGCATTATTGCATCAATATACGATTCTAATGGTGATGCCAGTAATGCAGTGTTGGACAACGACCTGCTGCTGGGAACCAGGCTCAAAGTCACACCATATGGCTATCAAGTGTTGTTGATGGATGGACAACTTCAGATTCTGCAACCGTATGCTGTGATCAACCAACCCAACACCAGTCTGGCCCCGTTTACATTCCCTGTGGTAGAAACCACGCAGATCACTTGGCCCAGTATGATTGAGACGTATGGCGTTTTGCGTCCCGGAATCAGTTATATCACACTAGACAATCCCTGGGATCCTGACAGTTCAATTGTGGGCACAATATCCATAAATCCAGCTGATGATCGATTGGTAATTTTTAATGTGGATCCAGATACTGCGCCACAAAACACACTAGACCCAATAGACGCTGTTATCAATCCACAGATGTCATCGCCCGAAGATGGGTTGGATTCAAGCCTAACTGGACAGCGATACCTGCTCACACAAGGCACAGGCAATACTGCCAACATGCAAAACCCCGTGGCCTGGCAAGGTACCAGTGGACAACCCTTGTTGGCCAATGCCAATGACATCATTGAGTACAACGGCACACGATGGGTTGTGGTTTTTGACAGTCAAAATCTCGCTGATGCGCAGTATGTGACCAATCTTACCACTGGCATACAGTACAAGTGGACAGGCACAGAGTGGGTGAAAAGCATTGACGGATTGTATGCGGGAGGCTCGTGGAATCTGATATTATAAAAGCAGTGGGTGTGTGGTTCTACTGCACCCGAACACAACGTTATCTTTATCTGCTGAGAAACGATTCAAAGTATCCCAACACCTGGGGGCTGGCTGGTGGCAAGGCCGAGCCCGGAGAAAATTTGTTGGAGTCTGTGGAAAGAGAATGCACAGAAGAACTGGGCAGCATGCCCGAATGTCAAAAACTTGTGCCTATTGAAAAATTCACTTCACCTGATGGCATGTTTGAATACCATACTTTTTGGTGTAGAGTCGACTATGAATTTGTGCCGGAACTCAATCACGAGCACTGGGGATATGCCTGGATCACATCAGGACACTGGCCCAGACCTCTGCATCCTGGCCTGTGGAACACAGTGAATTTGCAAGCAGTGCAACAAAAACTTACCACCATGGAATCAGCAGAACTGTTGGTCAGTTAAACAGTATAAACATGTTTCCGGTGCTGGTTGGTGTGGGCGGTGGTGAAAAATACCAACCAGTATTATTACCCGCATCCACGTTGGTTGCTGCATTTGCAAGCCAAACTGCTCCGCCTGACGCATTGCTGTCTTGAATGCTCAGGTAAGTGACTGTAACTGTGCCCGATGCTTTGCTGATATTGGCCTGTGTGCCATTAGCACTACTTTGCAAATATTTTAAAGTAGTACCAGTTGTTACAAAATCACCCACAGTACTGGTTGCGGAACTTTTTAATTTTACCGTGCCATTTGCCATGGTCAGTGTTCTAACACCGTTCATTGTTAGTGCATCTTGAAAAGTCCACACACCGCCTGATCCATCAAATGTCAAGGGAAAATTAACAGTTCTACCATTGGTTGTTATTATTCGGCTATTCGCAGTGCTGGCAAACGTCACTGCATTTGCAACGTTTGATGTGTTGGTTGTGTTACCAAGTGCGAGATTACCATACATGCTGAGTCCAGTACCTGGGTCAAGTGTGCCACCATAACTGGTCAATGTGATGTCGCCTGCTGTGCCTTGCACTGCCAAGATATCAGTTGCTGACGTATTAATCACAATACCTGACGTGCCTGACGTTGTTATTGCAGGTGCAACGTTAGAATCATTATATCCAGATAGTACCACAGTACGAGTGCCCACTGTGCTTGCATAACCCAGTCTCACATAGTAAGTGTTGCCTGTTAGTGTGAGATTGGCGCCATTTTGGTTGAACACTGTGGTATTGTTGGTCGTCACTGCAATTTGGCCATTCACGTTGCCAAATATAAGTGTTCTGAGTGAGCTAGTGTTTGATGTCCAACTATTGGCTATAACATTACCAATTCTTAAATTTCCAGTATTAAAAGTCAGGTTATTGCAAGATAAGTTGGCCAGTACCACAGTATTAGCCCCTCCTCCATAAGTTCCATCAAACCAAATATTACCTAATGCTTTGTTGCTAGGAGTCACGTTGCATGTACGACCACTACGACCGCGAATACTCATGCTCAGGTTTGAATACTGTGTGCTTATGCCAAGATTGTTCAAAACTACATCATGATAGACTGATATATTTCCAACTACAGCTTGAGTTACAGCATCATTATTGAATGTTTCTATCTGTCCTTGATCTGTACCAAATGTTAATGGAAAGCTACCAGAGTAAAAGTAAATTTTAGGCAGGCTGTTGCTGGCAAGACCATTGGTATTGGTTCCTAATAATATGGATTGCGATGCTGCAAGCGTAGCTATAGTAATTGTACCACCACCTGTGGTGTTTCCACTGCTTGAGCTAAAGACACCGCATGTTTGGCCCGGGAAAGCATTACTGCCGCCGCCGGTGTCAAAAAGTACTTTGCTTGTGGTGCTGTCGCTAATTATAACGTTAGAATTTCCTATGTTAAGAGTTCTTTGCGAACCTGGATATTGTGCATAATTGGCATTGAATGAGTTCATTCTCACACCATCAATGTTGTTGGTGGAAAAATATCCTTCTTGAAGAATAAAATTGCCCATCTGTAACCCATTGCCTTGCAAGGTAATGGCGCCGTTGCCTGGAGCATTCATATACAAGTTAGCAATGTTCTTGGCATAATTGGTCCATGTGGCGTTTATAACACCATAAGGACTGCCGGTGATGCCTTGGCCAAGAAAATTAAAATCCACATTAGCAGTAGGATTTGAAACGCCATCAGCACCGTGTGTCAAATTGCCAATCATGTTTATAGTGGTTGCGGCTACGTTTCCTGAGGTAAATCCATTAAAATTTAAATCTTTAAAATAACTACCTGATGCAATTGTAAGTTGAGTAGCAGTCATGGCGTTGCTAGAAAAGTTTGGAAGACCAACGTTGGCGTAATCAGGTGCGGTAGAATTTCCATACGCAATTGTGGTAATAGCATTGTTGATTTTGTCAAACACACCAGTAGTTTGGGTAACACTCATGTTTGTTGCACTAGGGACGTTTATGTTCACTGCACCACTAGTAATAGCATTTAAATATATATTGGCAGCTCCCATCACAACACTGCGAGTGCTTGTGCCATTAATCCCGCTGTTGAATGTGCATAGCGTGACGCTAAATCCGTTTAAATCAAACGTGCCAGACACTAAGTTATAAATGCTAGTGCTGGTGTTTTGTGCGGCTGTGCTCAACATTCTAACAGTTCCTGAACCTGTCAGTTGGCTCCAAGATCTTAGAGTAGTTTTGCTGGCTGCATTGAAACTTTGTAGGCGGCCATCTGTTTGGTAAAAAGAAAAGTTAAAGTTAGAATAGCTGCCGCCCGATGCAAATGTTAGATCACCACCTATCAGCACGCCAACAGTGCCAGCTCTACTCGTGGTACTGTAGCTAGAAGTCTGGCTAGGAGTACATGTGGATCCAGTAAAATCTAAATGATTGAGTGTGCAATAGATACTAAATGTTGGAATTGATGCTCCAGAAGTTATATAGAGATTTGGTGCTCGAGCGGGTGTTGTTTCTCCCACTGTATCAAAGTTACTTCCAACCGTAATGGTTGTTGTTGCAGCCTGAGCTCGCTGAAAACCGCCGCTGAGTCCACTGGTAGAACAATCACAACTCCAGCCGTCCCCTGTGATTTGTATGGCATTAGATGCCACTGAAGTGGTATTAACAAGCATTCTTGCTGATCCAAATGTCAACACTCTGCCAGCATTGCTGTTGTTTGAAACATACGTTCCGCTGGTAAAAGTAAATCCATTGAGATTTATAGAACCGTTTGTGTGAGTGGTAAATCCAGCTGCTGACGTTGATATAGCACTCTGTAAAGTCCAAGTTTGTCCCACACCATTGAATGTGAGACCGTTGGTGCCCCATGACACGCCATTGGTGTTGATATCGCCGCCCACAAGAAATTGTATTGATCCGGTGCCTGTTGTGGCAAATGTGGCTGACGTGCTGTTATACCAACCGCCGCTTATGTTCATGGCAAATGAACCTCGTGCAAGTGTACATAATCCATCGGCATCAGCACTGAAGCTGGCGCAGCTTGCAGTACCAACAGCAAGTGTTATAGTAAAAGCAGCAGTGCCTGTGTTGGAATTGGCATCAATAATAACATTGTCGGCAGAGGTGGGAACAGAAGCTCCACCGAGACCGCCGGAGCTGGCAGACCAGTTGGTTGTACTACTTGTGTTCCAGGTACCAGTTCCACCTCTCCAATATCTATCTGCCATGAGTTATCCTATTCAATTGGTGGAGAAGGTTCAA